ACCAACTGTGGGATCTGATTTAAATGAAACTTCTTTGGAAGCATCAGTTATTCAAATTTCTAACTGGACTGATGAGCGTGGTTTGTTAATTGCTGCAAAACCTAGAAAACTAATTATCCCTGCTGACTTACAGTTTGTTGCAACACGTTTATTGCAAACAGAAAATAGAGTGGCAACAGCGGATAATGACATCAATGCGATTAGAACTATGGGTGTTATTCCAGAAGGATATTCTATAAACCATTATTTGACTGATACAAATGCTTGGTTTTTAACTACGGATATTCCAAATGGATTAAAACATTTTGTTCGTACACCTATGACTACAAGCATGGATGGAGACTTTGATACTGGAAACGTCCGGTATAAGGCTCGTGAAAGATACTCCTTTGGTGTATCTGACCCATTAGGTATATTCGGAAGCCCCGGATCATCCTAATATAAATTGTGGAGGGGGTACATAAGTACCCCTTTTACTTTATCTGGGAATAATTAGCCCTAGCGACTGTCCCAGCAGACGCTTACCAAGACTCTAGGGCGAAACCTTTGGTAAGGAGGAAATATAATGGCAGTACATTTTACTGGTCCAATCCTACACGCAGGAACTCAGAAAACTAGAGAGTGGTTTTTAAATTTACCTGCTTCAAATAATCCTGACTACGTTACGTACATGGATGATTTTACTGGCATTGCTCTTGACACTACAAATGACTGGACTCTAGTTAAAGATAGTTCAGCTACAGGTGCGATAGGTGCAGATGTTGAAAATGGTGCGGTAGTCTTAACTTCTCAAGCAACCACTGATAACGATGGCGCTTCTATTCAAGGTAACGAGATATACGCCCTATCTTCTACTCGTGATATCTGGTTTGAAACAAAACTATTTATTACTGATGCAGAAGGTGATGCAATGGATGTCTGTGTTGGTTTAACAGTTAATTTTGCTACTAATCCAGAAGCTATGTTAACTGCGGCTGACAGAATAGTATTTCAGATAGATGATGGTGATAGCAATATCGATTGTGTTACTGAAAAAGATGGAACAGCTACAACGACTGACTCTGGAATAGACATTGTAAGTGGTACTTATGTAACACTTGGATTTCATGTTCACGGCACTAGTAAAGTAGAGTTTTTTGTAAATAGAAATCTAGTAGCTACACACACTGATAATTTACCCGATGATGAAAATTTAACTATTGGCGCAATGGAATTGTCTGGTTCTGCTACAGGAACTAAGTCAATGACTGTTGACTACTTAATGACGGTTCAAAACCGATAAGGAGTAAACAATGGTTGAAAAGAAACAAAAAGCTGCTCCTAAAAAGACAGCGGCTAAACCTAAACCTGCAGATCTTCCACCTAAAGGAAGTGCAGAGTATAAGGCTTTAGTTTTACAAGGTATCATCAAAGAAAAATAGTGAGGTAAAATATGGCACAGTCAGATGTGATAGCGGTATTTTTTACTGCAGATGACAACGCTGCTGATAATGTCTCTGTGTCGGCTGCTGAACGACCTAACACTTCTTTCACTATAGGTGGCACAGATACTTCTGGTGGAGTTGCTACTTTTAGTGCTGGTAGAATTATTACATGCACTACAGCAGGTACTGGAGATAATGGTAAAACAGTTACTATAACTGGGACAGATGTTAATGGGGATGCTCAAACAGAAGTCATTACATTACCGGGGTCTGCTACTACTACAGCGGGAACTAAATACTTTAGAACTGTAACGGCTGCTGAAGCATCAGCACAACCTGCAGCTAATGTATCTATAGGTATGAGTTCTGCTGCAGGCGATGTAATTTTTGCAGGGCGTTCACGACTACAAGGTGCATTTATTGTTAATTCAGCAACAGCAGGAGTTATTAATTTTACAAATGCTTCTCCAGCAGGAACAGCTTTAATGAAACTAGGTACAGTAGCTTCGGCTACGGTATCAAGAGATATTACTGTGCCTGATGATGGTGTGGTGTTTCCTGATGGTGTGTATATACAATATACAGCAGCTACATTTACAAATATGACAGCATTTCATGCGTAGGAGTTTAGAATGAAAAAAGTAGGACCGAAAAGAATGCGTGGCGGTGGTATGATGAAGAAAATGCGTGGCGGTGGTATGATGAAGAAAATGCGTGGCGGCGGCATGATGAAAAAAATGCGTGGCGGCGGCATGATGGACAAAGAAATGAAGCCCATGATGGCTGGTGGTATGATGGGTACTACTAAAAAGGTTGCTGGTAAAAAAGCTGGTGGCATGATGGGCGCTACCAAAAAAGTTGGTATGAAAAAAGGTGGTCAGGTAAAAACCACTAAAAAAGTAGCTATGAAGAAATCTTCTATAGATGGTATAGCTAGGAAGGGTAAGACTAGAGGCAGGATGGTATAGGTAATATAAATGACTACTTCATCTACAGCGACATTTAATTTAGACCTAACAGAAGTGGTGGAAGAGGCTTTTGAAAGAGCTGGTTCCGAACTTAGGTCAGGCTATGATTTAAAAACAGCAAGGCGTTCATTAAATTTACTTTTTGCTGAATGGGCAAATAGAGGTATTAATTTATGGACGGTAGAAGAAGGAACTCAAGCCTTAACATCAGGCACTTCGACTTACAATCTTCCAGTTGATACAGTGGATCTTATAGAGCATTTTATTAGAACAGGGTCAGGCACAACACAGTCTGACCTCGTTCTAACTAGGATATCTGTTTCTAGTTATGCTGCTATACCCAACAAAAATTCAACAGGTAGACCAACTCAGGTATATATAGATCGTAAAAGTGGGGCTACTGAATCAAGCGGTGTTCAAAACCCTACTGTTACTTTCTTTCCGGTTCCTGATAGTTCTACTACATATACGCTTGTATATTATAGATTACGTAGAATTTTAGATGCTGGAGAGGGATTTAACACGATGGATATACCATTTAGATTTTTACCCTGTATGGTTGCAGGTTTAGCATATTATTTATCTATGAAGATACCGGGTTCTGAGCAACGTGTACCTGTTTTAAAACAAATGTATGATGAGGCTTGGTTACTTGCTTCAGATGAAGATCGTGATAAAGCGTCATTATTAATAACACCGCAGATATATTATGTGAGTTAGCATGGCTCAAAAATTTGCATCAGCTAAATATACTATTGCAGAGTGTGATAGATGTGGGTTTAGATACAAATTAAGACAGCTAAAAGAGATATTTATTCGTGCTAAAAAAACAAATATCTTAGTATGCCCTACTTGCTACGAACCAGATCATCCACAAAACTTTATAGGTATCTATCCTGTAGATGATCCTCAAGCTGTAAGAAATCCACGACCAGATAATTCTTTTGAAAGTTCTACAACTAATGTTGGCAGTAGAGTTTTTCAATGGGGGTTTTCACCAGTAGGGTTTAACGATAACGATGGGCTAACACCAAACGATTTAAAAGCAACTGGGCAAATAGGTTCAGTTACAGTTACAACATCATAGGAGTCTAATATGAAAGAACCAAATGTAAAAACAGAATCAGAACAACCAAAACCTGTTCCGGTTCCTAATATGTACGGATACCCTAATAATATGCCTAATACGCAAACACAAAAAACTCGTGGCACTGGAGCAGCAACTAAGGGAACTGGATTTAGTAAAAATTCAGATTAATAATTATGAATTATGCAAGTTTAAAAACAGCTATACAATCATACGTAGAGAATGAATTTACTACGACTGATATTAATGTGTTTATTACACAAGCAGAACAGCGAATATTTAATACAGTCCAAATAGCAAATTTACGTAAGAATGTAACTGGGTCTTTAACAGCAGATAATCAGTATTTAACTTTACCAGACGATTGGCTAGATACGTTTTCTCTTGCTGTGTTAGATGGTAGTAGTAATTATAATTATGTAATCAATAAGGATGTTAACTTTATACGAGAAGCCTACCCATTAGCAGCTTCAAATAAAGCATTACCTAAATATTACGGTTTGTTTGATGACACTACTTTAATATTAGGACCAACACCTGATGCTAATTATACAGTAGAACTACATTACTATTATTACCCTGAATCAATTACAGTTGCATCTAGTGGCACAAGTTGGCTAGGAGATAATTTTGACTCAGTATTATTATACGGTAGTATTTTAGAGGCTTATACTTTTGAAAAAGGTGAGCCTGATGTAATGGCAGCATATCAAAAAAGATATGATGAAGCGTTGCTAATGTTGAAACAATTAGCAGAATACAGAAATCGTAACGATACTTATAGAGCAGGACAAGGAAGAAGAGCAGTTGTTTAATATAAATGTAGAAGCAAACATAGGCACTCCAACCGTAGTTACTACAAAAAATAGAGGTATGGATGCAGAAGAGTGGGCAGAATTAGCAGTACAAAGAATTGTAGCTATATCTGCAGATACACCTATGCCTTTACGGGAACAAGCAATTGCATATAGAGATCACATAAAAGCTCTATTAATAGATTATTTTCATAAGGTAAGGCAAAGTGAACGGTCAACAATAAAAGTAATTTTAGAACAACAAGGACATGCTGATATAGCTAAAAACATAAAGGATATTTAATATGGCAATTTCACAAGCAATGTGTAGTTCTTTTAAAAAAGAATTATTAGAGGGCAAACATAATTTTTTAAATAGTGGTGGTAATACATTTAAGTTAGCCTTATATACTTCAAGCGCTAGTTTGGGTGCAAGCACTACAGCATACACTACAAGTAATGAAGTTAGTGGTACGGGCTACTCAGCAAAAGGTAATACTTTAACTAGAATAGATCCTAGTTTAGATGGCACTACAGCAATCACTGATTTTTCTGATACTACTTTTTCTAGTAGCACTATTACAGCTAGAGGTGCTTTAATATTTAACGAAGATACTACCGGAGATACTTCGGTATTAGTTTTAAATTTTGGTGGTGATAAAGCATCTAGTTCGGGGGACTTTACCGTTTCTTTTCCTGCAGCTGATGCAAGTAATGCAATTATACGGATAGCTTAAATACAGTGAGTGTTTTAACAGGTTACGGAAGAGGTGGTTGGAATAGTGGTCCTTACGGACAAACCGACACATCTGTTAGTGTTACAGGAGTAGTTGGTACTTCTGCTGTTGGTTCTGTCACCGTTGTTGAAGGAACAGGTATAACTGTAAGTGCCACTGGTGTTTTAGGCACAGGAGCTGTTGGTTCCGTTACCGTTGTTGAAGGAACAGGTATAACTGTAAACACTACTGGTGTTTCAAGCACGGGAGCTGTTGGTTCCGTTACTGTTAGTTTTGATTTTGTTGTAAGCGTAACAGGTGTAAACGGAACAGGACAAGTTGGCGATGTTAGCATAAAACTTGGCATGACTGTAAATGTCACCGGATTAGCTGGCACTAGTTCTGTAGGTAATGTAACAGTTAGTATTGATGCAAACGCAGTTGTTACAGGTGTTGCGGCTACAGGAGCAATACAGGGAGTTTTAGTTTGGGGATTAGTGGATGATTCGCAATCAGTAACATATTCTGTGGTGAATGATTCACAGACAATTACTTGGTCCACTATAAATGATTCACAATCAGTAACATATTCTGCAGTAGATGACTCGCAGTCAGTAACATATTCTGCAGTAGATGACTCACAATCAATAAATTGGAAAGATATAGCAGCATAGGATAATACAATGGCAAGTACGTTTGTAAATGATTTAAGACTTGAAGAAATAGGAGATGGTGAGCAGTCAACCACATGGGGGGCTACCACCAATACTAATTTAGAATTAATAGCAGAAGCATTTAGTTTTGGCACTGAATCCATAACAACTAATGCTGATACACATACTACTACAATAGCAGATGGTTCTACTGATCCCGGTAGGTCTATATTTTTAAAATATACGGGTACACTAGATTCGGAGTGTACAATTACTATTGGACCCAATACGGTTAGTAAACTTTGGTTTATAGAAAATGCTACTAGTGGCTCACAAAATATAGCTATATCGCAAGGTTCTGGAGCAAATGTAACCATAGGTAATGGACAAACTAAAGTAGTTTATTCAGATGGCGCAGGTTCAGGTGCTGCTGTAATTGATGCTTTACAAGATTTATCTATTCCTGATTTATTTATAGGTAAAGATACTGGCACAATTAATTTTGGTGCTGATGCTGATGTAACTTTAACTCATGTAGCTGATACAGGTGTAACACTAGCTAGTGGTACAAATGCCACCACACTACAAGTAGATTCAAACGCAGCTGATGAAAATGCTGCTCCTAAAGTAATTCTTAATAGAACAAGTGATAGTCCTGCAGCAAATGACATAGGTGGTCAGATTGAATTTCATCAAGAAAACGATGCTAACGAACAGGTTGTTATAGGTAGAGTTAATTCGCAAATAACCACTATTACTGATGGTTCAGAAGCCGGACAAATTAATCTAGGAAGCATGGTAGCTGGCGCTGTAGTAGATGGTATGAATATAGCAGGAACCACCACTAGTTTAGTTTCTGCTGCGGATAACGCAAATGCTGCTCCAATATTAAATTTAAAAAGAACTAGAGGTTCAGGAACCGCTGCTGATAATGATATTGGTGGACAGATTGATTTTTTAATGAATGATGCTGGTGGAAATGAAACTACGATTGGTAAAATAAAAGCTAAACTTACAACTGCCGCAGATGGTTCAGAAGCTGGACAAGTTGAAATTGGCGGTATGGCAGGTGGTGCTGCCATAGTAGACGGAGATGGTCTAAATGTTACAGGAACAACAACTACCGTAAGTTCAACCACCAATAGTGCTGCTCAAGGTCCAACTTTAGTGTTAGATAAAAGTAGAGTAGGAGCTGCTGGTGCAAATGATGATTTAGGTGGAGTAATTGAATTTAAACAAGAAAACGATGCTACCGAACAAGTTATTATGGGTAGAATTAAATCTCAAATTACCGATGTAACTGATAGCTCAGAAGATGGTAAAATAATTTTTGCTTCAACAAATGGTGGCACTACTACTGATATTTTTACCGTTTCAGGAGAAGGCACAGAAAACGCAGTTTTTCCAGTTGCTGATTCTCAGTTTGAATTAGGGGTGGGTGGCACTAATAAAAGCGTTCATGGAAATGATATTTTAAGTGCTTTAGGTTCTAATACAAATAGACTGTGGAAACAAGTTAATGCACTAAGAATGTATTTAGGCAATTCAGGAAACACGGAGGCTTCTGGAGCAAATCTTTTTATAGATGGTAGTACAAACCATATAATTTTAAGTTCATCTGTAGGTGTGGGTGGTGGAACTATAAATTTTATGGCTTTTCGTGCTAGAGGCACTGGGACTACTGTAGGAAGTATATCATCAGACGCAACGCAAACACTTTTTAACACAACTTCTGACTATAGATTAAAAGAAAATATAGTGAATATGAGCGATGGTATTACACGTTTAAAAAAACTTGCACCGAAAAGATTTAATTTTAAAGCAGATTCAAGTCAAACAGTAGATGGATTTTTAGCGCACGAAGTCGAAGCTGTAGTTTCAAATGCAGTAGTTGGTGAAAAGGACGCAGTAGATGATAATGGTAATATAGATCCACAGGGTATAGATCAATCAAAACTTATTCCTTTACTTACGGCAGCTTTACAAGAAGCCATAGCAAAAATTGAAGTGCTAGAAACTAAAGTGGCAGCATTGGAAGGATAAATGAGTAGTAGTTTTACTGTAAATAATGGGCTTGAAAAACCAGCTGCAGGTGATCAGGAAGGTCAATGGGGTGGCACACTTAATACTAATTTTGATATTATTGACAGGGTTTTGTCTGGGGTTGGTTCTGTTGCACTATCTGGAACTACTCACACTTTAACTACTTCTGATGGTGCTTTATCAGACGGTCAGTTTAAAGTTATAAATTTTACAGGTGCTTTAGGTGCTAACAATACTATTACCATCAGTCCTAATGACCAAGATAAATTATATTTTATTATTAATTCTACAACCGATAGTGGTAGTAGCGGTCCGTATTCTATAATTATATCACAAGGTAGTGGAGCAAACGTCACCATACCTAATGGCGGTTTTGATATTGTAATCGCTGATGGTGCAGGTAGTGGAGCCGCAGTTACAAGTTTGTTATCTAAAAAAATAACCACAGGTCAGCTCACTACAACTGGCAACGTGCTTATTCCTGACGCAGGTACTATTGGTTCCGCTAGTGATCCAGATGCTATATCTATTTCATCAGGAGGTGTAGTTGATTTT